GAAACGCCGTAGGGATCCATATCCGTACGACCAGTGGCCTTCATAAAATCTCTCAGGCCAGCCTCATAGGCACTTGCGGTGGCCGAATCTTTAAATATCGGAGATCGACGGTTGTTTCTAGGAAAGACGATATTGTCTAATAATGCTCCCGCTGCTTGTGCCGGATCATCAGGCTCTACGTATCCGCTTCCCTCAATTACGGTGCCGCTCGTGGAGCCACCCGTGATGTTGCCCGTGTTATCGAAAAGATAATCAAACGGCGAACTGTCTCCCGGATCCTGAAAGTATGCCATCAATAAACTCCGGTAAACTTGTTGCCCTGAATTGCAGCACCCATGCCACGGCAAGACATGTACTTGCCACTCTCCGCAGATACGGTGCCGCCGTCAGCCCTATCTGCCCGACGGTCTTTTCGAGGGTAAGGCTTGTTACGACCACGCTTAGAACGCTGTTCAGCCTTAGACTCTGGGCGCTGCCGAGATGGATCCGGTTGATTGAACTTTCTCTGTGCTCTGAACCTATCTTTATTAACATTTACGTCGATATCGGTGTCTTCTGTGGCGATCTTCGCCATCTCTTCTATTTCGGCTTCGAGCTTGTTTAATTTTTCCGCAGCACTAGACAACGTGCCTCCAGCCTCGAATCCACGCATCTTGTTCATGCTGCTCTCCAATACTTCTGCGCCACCGTCTTTTCGACGGCGGCCCTCGTTGATAAGACCCTTGGCCTGATCATAACTTATTCCCATGTCGCCAGCAAACTGTCTAATACGTGGCCTTGCCATTGTCAGTCCTTTCTCCGACCAATCTTTTTTTCGATCTCTCGGATACGCATCTTAATTGTCAGGATCAGGTCGTCCCACTCTTCGCACGTTCGTTCCATTACCGCCGTCCTTCTCGTGACCCAGCCACACCGCAAACGCACCGGTCATGGCCCCCGTGACTACACTTACTAGACCTGCCTGTGCGGGCGTCGGGTCTTCCAGTGTCATAAACCACTCCACTACCCGCCAAGCGGATATTGACATCATAATCATCATCAAGCGGGGCAGTATCTTCCACCGCAGAAATCTTTCCATTGTAACTTCGGCCACGATTCTTCTCCGCTTGCTCCGGTGTGGTGCGATTGTGCATATCCCACATCAGCATCATCACTTCTTACCAAAAAACTTGGTAGCGCTACGTACGCCAAAAGAAGCAGCAACAATAACACCAAGGGAATACTGATACCACTCAGGCATCTGGTCCAACTGTGCAAAGCCATTGGCAACCACACCCTCCATGCCGGGGATAAAGCTCAAAATGAGCGGGATCGAAAACAGTATTACCAGCCACTCATCTTTCCAAGACGACTGACTGCCACGAGCCATTTCCAGATCCCAATCAATCTCGCCCGTAGCCTTCTTCTCCATAATCGTAGCTTCGGCTTTAGCCTTTGCAACTTGCGCTCCTGTTTCAGCCTTGGTTTTTTCTACTTTGCCCTCTAGCCAAGTACCAGCTAACGATGCAATCGGTCCGATCAATGCTTGGATCATTTGTTCCTCGACAGTGCTGCCTGTGTGTTAATGCGATAAATGTTCACATCGTTTCGTGCCCCGGCGATGTCAGACTGTAGTTCCTGACGCTGCTGGGCCAGTTCGTAAGCCTGTTGCAGTTTCGCCTGATCAACTTGGAAGTCCATCTGATCGTTCATCATCTTGCGCTGAATCTCCATCTTAGAGTTCTCCAGTTCTTGCTGACGAATCCCTACCAGCGGATCCTGCTGCTGTGCAGGTTGGATCATCGGCATGATTTCTTTCATAATCTGCGTGGATTGCTGGGCAACGGTAGATTCCATCAGATCCGGTGTAATCTGTGGCGCTGGCTGACCTGCGGCCACAGCCTCCTTGGCAGCTTCTTGGAAGAACGCCATGACCTGATCTCGAGCAAGCATGCCAATATGCTCCTGCACATGAGACAGCAAAAGCAAAAACGACTGTGGGTTAGCTGCTCCAACCGGAGAGGCCAAGAACAAGGCGTGTGCCATAATATGCGCTTCGTGATCCTGTTGTGGAAATGCCTGCACAGGCATGTTTTTCACAGCGGCAGCGTTCTCTGTAGCCGGATCTCTGGGTTGCACAGGAGGTGGAGGTGGCAAAATCGCGTCAATGTTTTTTACATCCAACGCATCGTACATGCGCCGGTACGCTTCATACTGGTTGTGAAGCTGCGGGGCAGCCTGCGCCAACTGCATCTGCGTCTGTGCCAGCGACAAACGCTGCGACATCGAGAAGATCGACGGATCAGAGACCGGCAAAATGTCTACCCGACCATCAAAATCCTGCTGCATAATCTCAGCCGGTACGTTCTGGCCCACAAAATATGGGTAAGGCATTGGATTATCTGCGAAAATCTCCGCAAGTAACCGAAACTCCTGCTTCTGCCCATAGTGCAGGCGCTTGTGGATCGAAGAGATGATCTTCGAGCCTTGCTCGATCAGCGCTACTGTGGTCCCGACGGGGGCTTGTGAATTAACATCGGCGATCTTTGCGTCGGCGACTTGGGCAAATCGTCTTCCTGAATCGACGATAACGCCCAGTAGTTGAGCAAGTGTCCCAGAAGGTTCCTTGTATGGAAGGGGCATAAGAGCATTCCGAAGGTCACCACCGG